GGCGAGTTCAGGATGTTTGACACATCAGGAACGCCATTGGCAGATGCAGGTTTCAGTGCAACAACGGCACACAGTTATGGAACATACACAGCGAACAGTTCAACTTTGATCGACAACTTGTATGACCTACCAACAGGTGAGAGCCTTGACTCAAGTGCAAACACAGGTATCATGGCAAGTAACTGGAAGAGATTGAGCTACACTGCTTCAACAAGTTCACCAACTAATGAACCAGCAGACGGCACATTATGGTACCACACTGCGACAGACGAAGCAGACATCATGGCACACAACGGTACGACTTGGGTTGGATATGCGACAGCATACGCAACCACAGATCCAAATGGTCCACAGTTTTCAGCAACAGCGCCGACTACACAGTCAGATGGTACTGCACTTGTGACTAACGACTTATGGATTGACACAAGTGACCTTGAGAACTATCCAAAACTTTACAAGTACAACACATCAGCAACCTTGAGTTCTACAAACACAGCGAACCAAGTGGCAGTGACCACTTCAGGTGCGGCATGGGAACTGGTTGACAAAGCAGACCAAACCACAGAAGACGGTGTTGTGTTCGCGGATGCTAGATACCACACAGCGGCTGACAAGGCGGATTCATTGTCAACAGGCGGTGCGGGTACAGCCAGCTCAATCAAAGACTTATTGAGCGATGGCTTCCTAGATCCAGATGCTCCTAATCCAGACAACTACCCACAGGGTATCATGTTATGGAACACTAGAAGATCTGGTTACAATGTTAAGGAATACAAGAACAGTTACATCACAACTACGAAATATCCAGGAAGCGGTGCAACTGGTTTAGGTAACATCAGAGCAAGTAATGAGAGCGTATCAACTTACTTCCCTGACAGATGGGTTACTAAATCAAGCAACAACGCAGACGGTTCTGGTTCTTTCGGAAGGAAAGCACAGAGAAAAGTGATCGTTGAACAACTTAAATCAGAGATCGACACCAACCAAGCGATAAGAGAAGACCAAAGAGGCTTCAACGTTATTGCTTGTCCTGGTTACCCAGAGTTGATGTCAAACATGATCAACCTAAACACAGACAGAAACAACACAGCGTTTGTAGTTGGTGACACACCTATGAGATTAGAAGGTACGTCAACTGCTATACAGAACTGGGCAAACAACACAGCGTCAGCACTTGACAACGGTGATGACGGCCTTGTAAGTGCAAGTGATTACTTGGGTGTGTTTTATCCATCTGGTCAAACAACAGACAACACAGGTAAATCAATTGTTGTTCCACCATCACACATGATGTTGAGGACACTGGCAAACAACGACAACATCGCTTTCCCATGGTTCGCACCATCAGGAACAAGAAGAGGTATCGTTGACAATGCCACGTCTGTTGGTTACATTGACACAGCAAGTGGAGAATTCCAAACAATATCTGTTACGGAGTCAGTGAGAGATAGTATGCATGAGGTAAAAGTGAATCCAATCACTTTCTTCTCAGGAGCAGGAATTGTTAACTTCGGTAACTTGACTAAAACATCGGCAAGTTCTGCATTGGACAGGATCAACGTTTCAAGATTAGCAGTGTATCTAAGAACACAACTGGATGCAATCGCTAAACCATTCATATTTGAACCAAATGATGAATTGACTAGAAACGAGATCAAGGGTGCAATAGAATCATTCTTGTTGGAGTTAACAGGTCAGAGAGCATTGTATGACTTCCTAGTAGTTTGTGATGACACAAACAACACACCTACAAGGATTGACAGGAACGAACTGTACGTGGATATAGCAATAGAGCCGATCAAGTCGGTTGAATTTATTTACATACCGTTGAGAATCAAAAACACAGGAGAAATTGCAAAGTTAGGGAACTAATTTTGAATAAATAGGAGAAACAGATGGCAATATCAACTTTATCAAAATTTACAGTACCACTAGCAAACGATCAAAGTTCTGCATCACAAGGCTTATTGATGCCAAAACTACAGTATCGTTTCAGAGCAATACTTGAAAATTTTGGAGTATCAACACCAAGATCAGAACTAACAAAACAAGTTATCGATATCACAAGACCCAACTTGACTTTTGACAACGTGACACTGGATGTGTACAACTCAAAAGTTTATGTTGCAGGTAAACACACTTGGGATCCAATCACAATCACTCTAAGAGATGACGTTAACAACTCAGTTACTAAACTGGTTGGCGAACAGATCCAGAAACAGTTTGATTTCTTTGAACAGAGTTCAGCGGCATCAGGAATTGACTACAAATTCACAACTAGAATTGAAATGCTAGACGGTGGTAATGGAGCAAGTGCACCAAATGTGTTAGAAACATTTGAATTATATGGTGCATATGTTGAGAACGTTAATTACAACACGTTGGCATACGCAACATCAGAACCAGCAACTATCACAATGTCGATCAGATACGACAACGCAATCCAAACTCCAACAGGAACAGGAATTGGTACAGCGGTATCTAGAACGATCGGTACTCTAAGTACAGGTGGTGGACAGTAATACAAAAATTAAGTAAGCAATTATAACATCAAAAGCGTCTTTATAGGCGCTTTTTTTGTGGCCATAAATACGAGTATGCCAAGCATAAACAACTTCCTAAAAGGTTTCCAGGACGGATTACCGGGTATGAAAGACTACCAACACGCATCGAGATTGTACATAGACGACAACTACAAGTTGATGCCCAAACAGAAGTTCCTTTTCCATGTGGTTTTCAACACGGATGAGACCCTGTTCGTAGATGGATTCAACGCCAACGAGAGGTATCAACTGAACATGTTGGTCAAGCAGTGTGACCTGCCCAAGTACAACATGAGCTATGAGGAGAAAACACAGTACAACAAGAAGATGTATGCGGGCACAAGAATAGCGTATGAACCTGTCAACATCACATTCCACGATGATCACGCAGACACAGTGAACGCATTCTGGAAGAAATACTACGAATATAATATAGCGGATAGCATAGGCATGAACTCGGACCTTACAATCTCAAACACCAAAGATGATTATTATAATTTTGGCGATGCGAGACAGACGACCAAATTCGGTATGGACACACCAAGGCAGAGACAGAAACCTTATTTGAAAGGCATAGAGATATTCGTGTTACACAAGAAACGTTTCACATCAATGACACTGGTCAATCCCGTTATTGGTTCATTCTCACATGACAATCTAGACCAGGCGGATGGTGCAGGTGTCATGAACAACACCATGCAGATACTATACGAGACAGTGATTTACAAGTCAGGCATAATCAACAAGAACAACGTGCCAGGCTTCGCCACAATAAACTATGACAATTCTCCTAGTCCACTAACGGTGTTAGGTGGTGGTACCAACAGCATATTTGGTCCTGGGGGTGTTGTGGATGGCATAGGTTCAGTGATCAGGAATGTGCAATCAGGAAACATCCTGGGTGCGATCCTTGGTGCTTCCAACACCTACAACAACGCCAAAAAGATCAAGAAATCAGCCGTTAAAGAGGAACTGAAAGGCATTGCCAAAGACGGAATACTAGAAGTTGGAAAACAAGCGGGCTCGATAACCAATCCAATTGCACAGTTCAGTGTGGGTGCGGCGGCCATAGTGGGTGCTTCGGCATTGGCATCAGCGAGGGGTACCGCGGACAACAATGACCAGGCCAACAATACAGTTATAACAAATTCCACAGTGGACACTGTGAACTTTCTGGGTGCAGACGAATCATTTAATTTAGTGTCCAATGATGCGAATGTCAGAGATGAGATAGCGGCCGCATTGTACTTCAGGGACATAGGTTCACGTAAAGGCCTCACAATAGCCCAGTCTAACATAGAGTACCAGGCATCGTCCACTAATGTAAAAAATGTGTACGAAAGTAAAGCAATCACAGATGTGAGAAAACTGGTCACCGAAGGATATATAAAAATTGAAAGACAGACACAGAACGTTGAGATAGCAACGGAGAAGGCAACATTATAATGACTGAATTCTATACTAACCTACCACCAAAGGACAAGGACGAGTTGCAGAAGACTGTGGACAAACTGACCACAACTCCGTACGAAACAGACTACGAATTCAATGTGGGTGAATATGATAGTACGATAGCATTCTTCGTGAAAAGGAATTTCTCCAGGACTGCGGCCGAATCAACAGCATATGCAATACTGTCACAGGCCAAGATAGACAACATCAAGCCACAACAGATTCTGGACCAGTTGACGTACGCCACACCAGCGTTGCTATCTGAGTTGATGACAATAATATTAAACGCCAACAGATACAAGTCAAGTAGGCTGGGTGTGAGGAAAACACTGGCCACCAAAGAGACGGTATCTAGAAACATCATAGACTAATGTTACCGAGATTTGCTAGGGGCAAGTTCTCTCCCAAAAACGCAGAGAAGTACGTGGGCACTAAAACACCAACATACAGATCAAGTTGGGAACATTCTTTCATGAGACTGTGTGACGAGCATCCAAACGTGTATCAATGGGCTAGTGAATCTATAAAGATTCCATACAGGCATCCGTTCACGGGCAAGTACACAGTGTACGTGCCAGACTTCTTCATAGTGTACCAGGACAAGGAGGGTCGCAAACATGCAGAGATGGTGGAGGTCAAACCCATCAGCCAGACCTCCATGGAGGCCGCGGGCAAGAGCATGGCCAAGAAGAAACAGGTAGTGATCAACATGGCCAAGTGGGAGGCCGCCAACGCCTACGCCAAACAGAGGCGGATCAAGTTCAGGGTGGTGTCAGAAGAACAGTTGTTCCACAATGGCAAACGTAAGTAAATAGAGCAATGACAAAGAAACTAGAGGATATCCTTAATTTACCAAATGTCAAGGAAGCATTCAAAGAGGTAGACAAGAAGGAAAAAGACAAGAAGATCAAGGAGGCCAACGGCCAATACGCATCCGCCAAGAATCTGGATCCAAAGACACAGGCCAACCTGCAGAAGAGTTATGCGGAATTTGACAAGATAGCGGCCGCACTGCCACAGGTCAAAGGACTGGGCGAACTGTCAGATCTAGAGTTAGACAAACTGGCCATAGAAGCCGAAGAGAGTTACAAGAATTTAATGGATTTGGGCATGAACGTTGACTCACGTTATTCGGGGCGTATATTCGAGGTTGCGGGCAACTTCCTACGTAACGCCATAGATGCCAAGGGTAGCAAGATAGACAAGAAGCTCAAGATGGTGGAATTACAACTAAAGAAGATGAAACTGGACAAAGACGGCAACAAAGACGGTGGTCCAGTGGAAGAAAGCGACGGATTTGTGATATCAGATCGTAACGAATTAATGAAGAAACTACTTAAAAAAGACTAAATATTGCATATGAGCACATTCAAAGACTACCTAACGGAATCAACAAAGTCATATGACTACAAAATAAAGATCGCAGGGGCATCTAAAGACATTGATAAAAATGCCTTAGAAACAGCACTGCAAAAATTTGATCTTGCAAGTATGTCAGCAGGCAAGACTACACCAATCATGACTCTACCACTTGATTTTCCTGCTTTAAGCAACGAGCAAGTGACGATCTTTGATGTGACAACGAATTATCCAGAATCACCTAGAGTGATGCATGAATACCTTTCAGACTTACTAAGGATTCCAGCGACACACATAGTTGTCAGGAAACCAAATGAGCCTACTGAGGAATATCAGAACGACATGCAGGTTGCAAAGAAATCAGAATACGCAAACAAACTGCACGACATAGAATACAAAGATGCACCCAAAGTTAACGCAGAAGATTACCATTCAACAAAAGCAAACATGGGATTGCTAAAAGAATTACTAAAAG